GAAACTCCCGGTATTCCATGAATGGTCCTCAGCTCAGGGGGAATCTGCCGCAGTGACGACCGTCTCGAACGGGTTTGCAAGGCCGTTAGAGGTGCGCGCCGGCATCTTGTAGAGAGCGACACTGCCGGTGCAGGTCGCCGTGGTAATGGTCACCGTCTGGCCGAAGATGGCCGGGTCGTACGGGCCAAGCAGCATCTCAGGGGTCGAGATAGTGAGCGCCTGGTTGTTGGCCGCGTTCAGGGCCACGACGGTTGCGGTCCCCGCCAGGGTCACGGCAAACCGCAGGACATCATTGCCGTTGTTCTGGTAGACGATCGTGTCACCCGCGACGACCGCGGTCGCCTCGGATGCAGGCAGCACCGTCCCCGTCTTGGTGTGGGTCTGAGTGCTACGCTGCGGAGGCGTCTTATTTGGCATTAGGCTTCCCGTTTCCCTGCGGTTGAGGCTTGCTGGTTTGCTGTGACCCCTGGTCGTCCTCTACTGGGCCGATCCCCTGCGGGGGCAGCAGCTCGTCGTACTCGGGATCGCCGAGCGGCATACGCTTCTCGCCCTTGCGTGCCTCGTTGCGGGTCATCCACGGGCCACCCACCGCGGACGCGAGCGCCGTGTAGCGCTCGGCGGTGCTGCCGCGCATGAGGTCATCGAGGTTGAACCTGGCGCGGTGTCCCCGCGTTTGCACGACCTCGCGCGTGTGGCGCTGCTCGATCGGGTCTGTGTGACCGCGGAGCGTGTAGGTGGTCAGGCCGACGTTCTGGACCTCGATGCCGGTCCCCCACGACGTAGACTTCTCGACATCGCCGACCAGGTGCGGCGGAACGCCGAACCAGCGGGCAATCTCGGTGGTCTGCCAGCGCCGGCTCTCAAGAAACTGGAGCTGGTCCGGGGGGATCGTGACGCTCTGGAAGTCCGTCTCCGCGTCCAGAACGGCTACGTCGCCTGCGTGGGCTACGCCCGCGTTCTTGGTCATCCACCGGGCCTTGATGCCCTCTGCTTGCGCCTGAGAGCGCAGCGGGGCCTTGACCTTGATGATGCCGCCGAGCTGCGAGCCGCTGGAGTAGAACTTCGCTGCCAGCTTGTCGGCCGCCATCGCGGTGCCGAGCGTCTGTGCCATCAGGGTGACGATCGACATGCCCTGAAGGCCGTCGTAGCTCAGGCCGGGGATGTGCATGATCTCGAAGTCGGTGTAGACGTACGGCTTCTCGTTCTGGTCGATCGTGCCGTCCGGCTTCAGTCGCTTGACGAGGAAGATTTTGTGACCGTCTGGCCCTGGCTTGACCTCGACCAGTTCGGGGTAGATCGGCTTCAGGTCGATGATCCGGTCGTAGGCGTCGCGCTTTTTGAAGACGTACGAGTTACCCCACACAAGCCGGTAAACCATCACAAGCTGCATGTACTCGAACGGCGTATAGGTCAGCGCGTCGTTCTCTTCGTCAAAGAGAGGGTTGTCTATCTGCTCTTGATCCTTTTTGCGGTAGACCTCGACCGGGCAGCTCGCGACAACCGAACTCAGCAGGAACAGGCAGCGGTAGAAGGTGCCCACGCCTGCCGCGGAGTCGGCGGTGACGCTCATCCCCGCGTCGTTGTTCGAGCGCCCGAAGACGTTATCCAGGCCGACCGCGGCCAGAGGCAGCGAGGGGTTCTCGAACGGGTTGTACGCCGGGGAGCCAGAGGCAACGGCGCGAGTTTCGGCCGGCAGGAACAAGCTCACGCTTTCACCTTTCCAGCCATGTCCTGAACTCGATGGAGACGATGACGGCCAAACCGCCGACAATGAACGCGCTGGGTATCGACCACATGCCGATACCGTGGAGAACCGACGCCGCCGCTACAATTTCAACGACGACCAGCGCACGCTTTTTACCAAACGAAGCCGATGTCTTCGATACGGTGGACCGTACCGTCTGAAGCCACCCAGTCATCCTGTCCCGGCTCGTTGAGATAGAAGTCCGCACGGTCGAGCGCCATGACCGCCGATACCGCGAGGTCAATCTTGTTCGGGCTGTTCCGAGCATCCTTCTGAAGCCGTGAGCCACGGGAGTCCACCTTCAACTGAGCGTTTTCTAGGTGACGCGCCATGCGCGGATCGCCGTTGTGGCGAAGGCGCCGGTTTGTCACTGCCTCGTAGAACCGCTGGGTTGCTGGCCCCATGCGGGTAAGGGTCTGCGGGAAGACCACGACGGGGATTCCCTCAGCCTCAAGCTCTTCCGCCGCGTCAAGCCACTGGAACTCGTCCCAGGCGACCTCGCGGACGCGGTAGTCGCGGCACGCCTGGCGGATCGCGTCCTTCACTTCCGGCCGCGGAACACGCCATTCGGGAACATTGCCCGGATTCTCCCAAAGACCGAGAACTCGGACAAACGGGTCCGGTGATACACTGACGGCGACAAGGGCAGTACTGTCACCCGACTTGGAACCGTCGAAGCCGAGGACGACGCCCCTCCCTGGCTCTGCAAGGTCAGCATCAGTTCTGCAAGCTGCCCAGGCTCCATCGGGAAGCCACGCCTGCACCGAGGACACCCATTGATTGAGTCTCTTGGTGCGGAAGTCGTTTTCGGTGACACGCCCCAGTGCAGCCCTGAAGTCGTCTGGGTCGAGGAAGTCTCCATAGCCGGGGTTTGCCTCTTCCCACACAGCCGGGTCTTTGTAGTTCGCCCGAGGGGGCGCCCCGTACCAGCACATATAGAAGTAGGGGTCTACGACCTCGCCAGTGGCGACCTTGCAGCCGTACTGATAGCGCTGGTAGCACACCGACTCCTGGCCGGTGATGTCGTACTTCGTGCCGGCCGTAGTGATCGCGATGAGCAGAGGGTCTCGGCGGGTACCAGAGCCGAGTGACATGACCGAGTAGAGCTCGGGGTTCGGCGCTGCGTGCAGCTCGTCGTAGACGACGACCGAGGGGTTCAGCCCTTCCTTCGAGAAGGCTTCGGAGCTGAGTACCTTGTAGACCGAGCCGGTGGCCTCGACCGAGAGCGCGTCGCGGTAGCAGGTGATCTGGTCCGAGAGCATCGGGTCCATCTCGACCATGCGCTTCGCTACACCGAAGACGATCCGCGCCTGCTCTTTGTCCGCGGCGCAGGAGTAGACCTCTGCGCCTTCGCCAGAGAAGAGCAGCCCGTACAGGCCCATTGACGAGCCGTTGGCGCTCTTCGAGTTCTTCCGCGGGAGGCCGATCAGGGCTTCGCGGGCTCTGTAGCGACCGTCTGGGCGCCTCGCGTAGACCTTGCCGTAAAGGTCGGTCATCCACGGGCGAAGCTCTATCAGCGTGCCAGCTCGGGCGGCTACGCCGTCTTTGGTCAGCCGGCAGAACGTCTCTACGAAGGTGCAGACGGACTTGCCATCGCCTCGCGTGATATCAGCTTTGGGGACCGGCGTCTCTATGAGGGGACGCGCAGTCACAGTTAGCCTCCGAGCTGGTGTGCGATCTGTTCGTAGGATTCGTGGTGGGCTAGGTCGGTGAGGATGACCTGGCACTTGGACGTCTGGACAAAGCTGGTAATTGCCACCGATAGCCGCTTGTCGTAGCCGTTGGCTGGCGGGGAGGGGAAGTCCTGGGGCGGCACCTTGGCCGCGTCGCTCATATCCACGAGTGCCCTGCAAATCGGGACAGAGGTACGTATCTGCGATTGCGTCTCGCGGGTGCGCAGCATCGCCTCGGCGACGTTCTGCTTGTGCGCCACGTCTAGCGCCACGAGCCACGCGCCACCGACAGCAGCGCCGGCTGTGAGCAGGAAGAGGACGGCGGCGACCGAGGCGACGACCGCCGCGGTGACCGGGTTAGGCTTCGCGCCGTTGGACGCCATGATTACTCCGAGGCGACTTACCTAGTACTGCGAACTCGACCACGGTCAGGCGCTCGCCGTGCTCACGCAGCTCGCCGTTGGTCTTGTCCATGTATTCCTTCAGCAGATCGGTTATCTCCGTGAGGGACTCAGACGACGACCGCTGCTCTTCCTCGCTGCGCACTAGGTACTGGGCGAAGCGGATAGCGCCTCTGACAGCGCCATAGATCGACCCGAGAATGAAAATCGTGAGCGGAATGACGATCAATCCGATGATCGTCGTGTCCACTAGATTTCCCCCGGAGGCAGGTGCTTTTGGCAGTAGAGTTCGTGATGTCCGTCAACGACCTTGACGTGCCTGCCAACACGCGCGCAGCGCGAGATATGACAGTTGTGGCGCTTCCAGTTGAGGTACAGAAGCCCGAAGATCGAGAGGGTTCCAGTGTCGCCGGCCCAGGATGATCCGAGGGCATATAGCTTACCCGACTCGGGCCAGTAAAGCGACTGGAACCAGTGGAACAGTAGCACTTGGCCCTCCTTCTATTCTATCAGTCCTTACCAGCACGTTGTGCCTCGATCATCTGCTGGAGGGCGTTTTGCGCCTGCGACTCGACAATGGCGAGCTTCGCGCGGTCGGTCGGCGAGAAGCCGAGCACCTGAAGGCACTTCTGGATCAGGGCCTCGCATTTGCGGATTTCGGCGATCATCGGGTTGGCCGCGTCCTGGCCGGCGTAGCCCTTCGTGATCAGCCCGTTCTTGACCACCTCGGCGCGGAAGACCTCGATGTCCTGGTAGGCGCGGGCGATCATCTCGACCCAGTGGTAGTCCTGGTCGCGCTTCAGCCAGAAGCCCGCGGTCCAGACCTTCACCCACTCTTCGAGCCCCCGGCCGTCAACGCCCTCCGGTACCGCGGGAACCTCGCGATCGGGCCTCGACTGGATGCGCTCGGGCAGTCGGCGCTTGCCTGGGGTGATGCCATCGGGTGAGCGGGCAGCCATCTTCTCCAGCGGCACCTTCGGCCGGCCTCTGGCCATTGTTGCGAGCCTCCTACCTGCGGTAACAATGAAACATGTAACAAAATGGGCCTCTAGGACACCCCCAAAAATGGCCTAAAACCGCCCGAAACAAGCCGTAACAAGCCTCTGACCTGCGAAAACGTCGATTTTCGCCAAAATGGGCCAATTTTCGAGGCGCTATGCGCGTGCCCGGCGAGCGCTTTCTC